CAGCTGGAAGTCTTCTTAGGGGACTGGTATTGGGACCAGTATAACTTCCCATTCTATTTTTACCCATTATATTCAATCATGGCTACAACTCACTACAATAACGTTTTCGCTAGCGCTATCTCTCAAATCGTCTCCGCTAAATTGATGAAGTCTGGTGATGTTGAATCTAACCCTGGTCCTTGCCATCGTAGACCCCATCAGACCCATCGCAATAATGATGATGTTGAATTTGATGATATCGCCCTGTTGAAAGCTTTGAATGGTTACGCCTGTGTTTCGAAGAAAATGATTCGTATGATGCTTCTTCTTGGTGGAGATGTGGAGTCAAATCCCGGTCCCGTTATGTCAAGGATGGTTCCAGTTGCGCGCTACAATTGCTTTAGCGCATCTGCTCAACTTAATCCTGGATTTGAGGCTCTTCCTGTCGAACCTGACTCAAATGCTCCTCGTATGTGCCGTGTTTGCGGGTTATTAGACACCCAATGTAAATGTTGGAAGTATCTCCTCCAATCCGCTGGACCTTTGCTATCTTTTGCTACTGGTATTTTGCGCCTTGTTCGAGAGCTCTCTCAAGCTCATGCTGAAGTTGGATTCAAACTTTTCTCGTCTACTACTGAATGTATGGAATCTGTTGGCGAAATGGCTGATGAAGCACGTGACACTTTGGGTGCATTGCGTGAAACTGTTGCCTCGATTCCTAAAATGGTGAAAGAGGTTCTTGACTCAAATTGTGGTATTTTACCCGTTAGTGTGCGCACAATTTTGGTCATGGCCCTCTCTATGTGTGGTATGTATGTGATTTATCGTATGGTTGGTCTATCTGCTGCTCTTTTTGATACTTGCCTTCGTGTTGTCTCTACTATTTGTAACATCCCAAGTGCACTTATCGATTTGTTCCGTGAATGGGTTGAATGGACTGCCAAACCATTAGCCCAAAATGGAACTGCTACAGAAGACCCTATTTCTTTTCTAACAACATGGGTTCCTATCTTGGTCCCCATGTTTTTTTCTTTGGTTACAGGTGGTATTTTGGGTAAATTGCCATGTAAAGAACTTACTCCTGATTTGTGGATGAACCGTATTGCCAATTTTCCTCGTGCTTGTCGTGGTATGGGAGATATTTTCAATTATATCAAGAACTGGTATGAGTATGCTGTTAAGTATGTTGAGAAGGCTGTTTGGGGAATTGAAAATAACGATGGTACTTACCCTGAGATTGAATCATGGATGAATGAAGTTTTGGCTGCATCCCGTGATATGAAATCGGCGTGTGATACCCAAGGAAAATGCGAGCGTGTGTCCGGTTTGTGGATTGCTGGTAGTGGATTGTTGCGAAAGTACTCACAGAGCTTACCCCGCGAAGTTTCTGATGCTGTGAAAAGGACTCTTGTCCTTGCCTCTAAACTAGGTGAACAGGCAAGGAATTTGTATATGCGGCCCGATGGTGTTCGTATGGTTCCTCAGATGTTGTGGCTTGTTGGAGAGTCACAGATTGGAAAGACTACTTTGACTTATTACATTGCTGCTGAATTGCTCTCTTGTTTTGGAATGGCTCATCTGGTGTCTGAACATGTCTATACTCGTTGCCCTGAGAATGAATATTTTGATGGTTACAATGGTCAGTACGTCACTGTGTATGACGATTGGGGTCAGAAAAAGGATTCTCCGAGTAATCCAAGTGTGGAATTTTTTGAGATCATCCGTGCCATTTCCAATTTCCCGTATCCTTTGCACATGGCTGATATCTCACAGAAGACTGGATCTTTCTTTTCATCAAAGTCTATCATCTGCTCGACTAATGATCGTTGTTTAAATATTGAGTCGTTGACTTACCCGGATGCTGTCTGGAATCGCGCTACCTTCGCCTTTGAAGTTCGTATTAAAGCAGAATACCAGCAAGAGCTTGTTATTGATGGTAAACACGTTTGTACTTTGGATAAAGCCAAAGCGTATGAGAGGTCTCCTATTATCGATGGCAAGAAACAACTGGTGAATTTAGATGTGTATGAATTCTATAAGTTTGATGCGCGTGATCGTCGTCGTCCAAATTATCAAGGACCATTTAGTTTCAAAGAAATGACTGAGATGCTGAAGCAAGATATGCGCACTCGTATGTCTCGTGGTGAAGATTTGACCACAAATATTAAACAGTATGCGGATATGTTGACTGCTGGTATCAGTACTGATTGTTTTTTCCCTCCCCATGTTGATGGGCATGCCCAAGTTCGTGATGAATTTCACGATGCGTGTGAGACTGTTAAGCCATGGGAATTGTTGACTGTTAAAGCCGTGAATGAGTGGTGTGAGCGTGTCATTATGAAGGGTGAATTGAATGATGATGCTTATTTGACTGCTCTTGTATATAGGAATGAATTGATTGGTTTGAGTGACCAGACTACTTTGTCAGAGTTGGATGAATCTGAGTTTGTCTATAACTATGAGGAATTGTATCATAAGATGAATGCCCCTGTTGCTTCTGATGAATGTATGTTTAAGCGTATGGGAGAATCGATTTCACTCATGTGGGAAGCTACTAAACAAAAAGTGAAAGCTTTCTCGGAGCGTATTCTGAATCCTCTTTGGGTTTCTTTTAAGCACTTGGTGAAGTCAATGTTTATTGACCATCCGCTTATGGTCGTTGGAGTTGCCACCGCTTTTATTGGTTTTGGTTATCTCTACAAGCGCGCTGCTAAGAGTGATGTGGATACTCTTGCTGAGAGTCATAACCCGTGTACTCAACCCCGTTACCGTCAACTGCGTGCTTACAAACAAGGTAAGGTGCGTCGTGTCGGCACTGCTGAAGGTGCAAAGCCTGTTCTTCCAATTTTGGAAGAGGGTGCCTTGCACGCTGATGCTCAAGTTGCTGCTGATAATATGCAGTGGGACATGATTTGTAGTGTTTATAAGCAGCAATATTTGATTATTCCAGTTGTCAAAGGCGTCGAGAGAGAATCATTGGGTGTTTTGACCATGGTCAAGGGATCCATTGCTATGATGCCATATCATTTCAAGATTTATCTCGATATGATGAAACCTGATAAGATCCGTTTGAAGAGTTTGTATCTTAACACTGGAAAGGAGATGGAGTTTTCTGAATTCATAACCAACAATAATTGTGTTGTCATTGAACGCGACTTGATCAATAATGAAAGGACTTATTCGGACATTTGTTATTTGGATTTGACTACAAAGATGCCTCCTGCTAAGGATATTACAAAATATTTTGTGAAGTCTGCGGATTTGGATCGTTTGACTGGAAGTATCCCTGTCGCTTTGTCTGGACCTCGTCCATCTGGTGATACAATTGCTTTGATGTGTTCGACCGGACACGCTATTCCGCGTGACACGGTTCGATACGACATCGCTAGACCGTACGGCAGTGTTGGTGAGAATCCCACTTTGGTCGCTCGCGACTTGTATGAATATGACATCCCTACTCAACCTGGATATTGTGGACAACTTTTGAGTGTAACATCTTCAATTTTAGCTCAGAAGTTTCTTGGAATGCACGTGGCTGGATCTCGCGCCGGTCGTAATTGGTCATGTCTCGTTACGGCTGACGATATGAAACAGGTGATGGAAGCTTTTGCTCCGATTGCTCAAATGAGTCAAAATTTCTCTGATCGCCCAGCCTGTATTAAGGTTGTGCCTGGAGAGTTTTTGCCCGTTTGTCAGATTGATGATGGACCTGGCGAGATTGCAAAGTCTACAATAATCCCGTCTAGTATGCATGGTAAATTAACTGAACCTTTGACTATCCCCGCAAAATTGAGACCTTTTGAACATGAAGGTGTGAAGAAAGATCCATTAGCTATTGGTGTTGTCAAAGCTGGCAAATGTACACCAACTTGTGATTCTGGTTTATTACGGATTGCTGGCAACGATGTGTATCGTAATTTTATGGAGGGTGTGAAAGAGGATCTTCGAGTTCTTTCTATTGAAGAGGCAATTGCTGGAGTTCCTGGCGATGACCTTCGCAATCCAATTTCGTTGGTCACGTCTCCTGGCTATGGATGGGATCGTCATGGGATGAAAGGTAAGACTTTTTATCTTGGAACGGAGGGGTTTGACCCATCTAGTCCTGGATATGAGGAGCTTACTTTAGCGTGTGAGGAACTCGTTGAAAACATCAAAGCTGGAAAGACTCTCAACATTTTGTCTCTTGATTGTTTGAAAGATGAGCGTCGCCCGAAAGAGAAAGTGCTTGCTGGAAAGACTCGTGTGTTCACTGTATTGCCTATGCATTTGAACGTTGTGATTCGTCAGTATTTTATGGATGCTATTGTAGCTATTCGCAAAAATCGCATCCGTAATGGTACTGGTGTTGGCTTAAATGTGTGGTCAGAAGAGTGGGAATACATGTACAAGTATTTGAATGAAGTGAGTTACGATAACGCTGGTGATGGCGATTTCGGCAACCTTGATGGTACTTTGATGGATAAAATTTTGTGGGAACTCTTTTATGTGATTGATCGTATGTATAATGATGGTAATACTGAAATTCGCAAAGCTTTGTGGATGCAATTGGTTTACTGTGTGCGATATTACCGTGGTGCAGCGTATCAATGTACTCATTCGCTTCCTTCTGGTATCTTTGGAACTTCTGATTTTGGATCTGGATATCTTTTGATTGCCTTCCGTTACATTTGGCTTCGCATTGCACCAAAAAATCTTAAGACAATGCAAGCGTTTAACAGTCACGTACGACTAGTTACCTATGGTGACGATAACATCTGGACTGTTTCTAATATTGCTAAAGAGTTTTGGAACATGCAGGTCTTGACTGATGAATTCACTTTACTTGGTATGCAATATACCGATGCTGCTAAGACTGGTGAAATTGCTGGTTTTAAGAATCTGCATGAGGTACAATTTTTGAAGCGATTTTGGAAATGGTCACCAGTTTTGCAGAGACATACTTGTCCTGCTGAGTTGGTTGGTCGTCTTGAGACGTTAAATTGGACCCGTAGAAACTCAGTTGTTGATCCCAAAACAATTGAGTCTGATGTTGTGCAAGATGTGCTGCAAGAGATCGCTGCACATGGTAAAGAGATCTTCGATGAATGGGCTCCCAGAGTTGTCCAATGCGCCATATCATCTGGCGTACCTAATGTCCATTTCGAAGATTTCCTTCACTATCACATGCCACGTGATGTGTCGAAACAAATTATTGGCGGTCAAGCTTCTGACCTTAACTAAGCTGTGTGTGTGTGATCTTGTATTTTCTTACAAATTTCTGTTAGTCTAAGGAAAATAACACTGCTGCCACATGGAATCCGTATCTATTTAGGTTTACTTCTCAGGGTCGGATGTGAGCAGCCCTCACAATACCCAGAGAACTAACAGTGCGGCGTATGTCTAGGTCGACATGCGCCTAAGTACCCTCGGCCTGCTAACACAATGACAAATAAACTCGATACACAAGATTTCAATGCTAACCCGGATATTACCCAGACTACAACTCCAGAACGTTTTGATACTTTGGTTTTCCATGAGGATGGTACTGTGAAGTCTGACAATTATGTTTCCGATGAAGTTTCAATTCTGAAACATCTAGGAGGCGTTGTTGGTCGGAAATCTGAACATACTATCCAAGATTTTTTGAAGAGGCCCGTGGTCATGAAACAAGGACTATGGGGTGCCACGGCAGTTGAAGGAACTGAGTTATGGTCTGCTAATTTTCCAGGTGATCTTCTTGCTTTTGCACAAAACACCGCGAAGGTGACTGGGTTCGTTGGTATGCGAGCACGTGTTCGTGTTCGTGTGCAGATGAATTCACAACCTTTCCAACAAGGTATGGCAGTTCTCTCTTTTCTACCCTATTCTCAATATATGCCCCAACATACTGCTTGGTTTTACAAATCGTTACCCGTGTCAGCTCCTACTGGTGCAGATATGGTTGCTGTTTGTGGCCTTCCACATACCATTCTGAATCTTGCTAATCAGACTGCTGTTGAATTTATTACACCTTACATTTCTCCATATATTTATGTTAACTTGGTGACTGGACAAGGTAGCTTTGGTCGTGTTACTTTGAATGCTATGACTCCTATTGGTTCTAATTCTGCTACTAATGTAAGTTTTACTGTTTGGGCTAACTTTGAGGATGTGGAATTGGTTTGGCCCACCGATGCTCCTGTATCTACTAATTGGGCTCAAGTTGGAGGAGAATTGTCTGCTATGGAAAGAACGGGTGTTATTTCTTCTACTATTTCTTCAATTGGATCTGCTGCTTCATCTATTTTACCTATGGTTGGCTTGCAATCGTTGGCTAAACCGGTTTCCCTATTTTCTACCGCTGCATCTAACATCTTTAAATTGTTTGGGTTTTCGAAACCAAGTGTGCAAGCACCTGTTACTCGAGTTTTACAAGCCCCTGCCCGCTATTTTTTGAATTATGACGGTTCAGATACTGGTCACAAATTGGGTTTTTCTGCTGGTAATGAGTTGCAAACGTTTTCTGGGTTCGCTGGTACTGATAATGATGAGATGTCTCTTTCGTATATTGCTGCTCGTCCCACTTACATTGATAGTTTTGAATGGAGTACTAATGATAATGAGGATAAACAATTGTGGTCTAAGCCATTAACACCTTTCGCTCTTGGAATCAAGGGTGCTGCTACTAATACTGATAAGGCCGTCGTTGACCGATTATCACCTGCAGCTCGTTTGGCAACGTTTTTTGCTATGTGGCGTGGGGATTTTGTTTTTGATTTCCATTTTGTTAAAACTCAAAATCATTCTGGACGTATCCGTATTTCCTCACGGTTGTATAACTATACTACTGCTTCCACAACATTGAATGACATGCCTGGTTTTACTGAAACGGCCGACATTGATTTGTCAGCGGCTTCGACAGTTCGCTTCCGTGTACCATGGGCTGCAGTTCGACCATGGCTATTGAGTGAGATTGATCGTGGAATTTCCTTAACTTCTGGTGATGCTTTGAATTACTGTATGGGACAAATACAAATTTCCGTTCTTAACAAGCTGGTTTGTGCACCACAGTGCCAGACCACCGTGCCCGTTGTTGTATTCGCCCATATGGATAATGCACAGTTTGCTGTTCCCATTAACCCAACTACCCTACCCTATGGATTGCCCGCTGAAGGAGTTGTTTTAGATGGTAGTGCCCAAGTTGGTGGTGTTGAGAAATCGCAAGAGGTTTCTGAAGATCAAAAATCTTTGCGTGGAGTGAATATTCCCCCAGGGTCTATGTGCACAGGTGAACTCGTCACATCCGCTAGACAACTTATTAAGCGATTTACACCAATAGCTGTTGGTACATTTACTGCACTTCCCCCAACCGGTTCATCGACTGGTGCTTCTGGTAATAGTTATGTTCTCCGCCCTTGGAAGCCTTCTACTGTACCTACTGGAACGATTTCTCCTACCCTTCCTAATTATTCGTATACTGACTTCTTTTCCCATCTGGCCCCCATGTTTGCTTTTGCACGAGGGTCAATGCGATTCAAATTGGTTTTGACTGAGTTTCCGGACAAATTTGATCCTTCCATTCCGTTTACTGTAACAATTAACAACAGTACTTTGAATAAGACTGCTTCTAACCCAGTTGGTATTTCTTCTGACGCAATTTTCACACCTATTCGCGACACCCCAAACACCACTCCTCCTCTTTCTAAGGTTTTTGTGGTCGGATTTGGTGGTGCTGGTATCCCTGTGTATCTTGATAAAGAGAGTACGGTTGAGTTTGAAGTACCGTACTATTCTACTGGGCACATGGTAGCCAGCTACTATGGTACTGATTCGTTGGCTAACCATCGTGGTTCTATCACCCCTCTCCCCTATGTGACTATCTCCCACCCTCAAATGGTAGGTGGTAGTTACACTCTTTACCGTGCGTGCGGCGACGATTTTTCGTTCGGCGGATTGCTCGGTTCCCCCCAGGTTGCGGAATTTAATTACCCTAACTAATATCTCTTACTAACAACAGATGATTAACACTCTCCGCTGTAGTATTTTGAAAACAAAGGCTGACGTTCTTACAGCGCGCGTCAGGATTCTAACTCACCTCGTGTGGTGAGCTCTGAAGCACATTACATTTTTTTTTCTTTTGCATCCCTTTAGCACAGTGACTGTGTGTCGATATTGCTTGCTTGCTCTTAGTTGAGTATTTGTACAAGCTGCGGCAGGGCTTAAAGGCATCTTTTTTATTTGTAGTTTATTAAGCG